AAAAATAGTAATGGACTTATTACATACATCGAAGCAGTAGTTACATACTGTCAAGAAAATGAAATCGAAGTAGAGACAGTCCCTAAGTTAATTTCTAAACCATTGAAAGAACGTTTGCGTCACGAAGCACAACGTTTAAACTACATGAAACAATCATCTAAAGGAGTTCTACCATTGTGACAGGGTTTGAAGTGTATAAGATGTATCTTGCATTGAAACAACACTTCACCAGAGATAACTATGATTATCAAAAGTACAATGGTAAAGTTTCCGCTAGTGAAAAATCATTTGAAGAGAGACGTGATCGTTTCTTCTTTAAAAAATTAGCGACAAAGTATTCCGAGAAAGATGTCTTGGGATATTTCGTCGCTAATTTTATAAATGATCCCAAAGGATACATTGGATCATTTAGTAGGGATGTCTACACTCAATGGAAGATTCATCAAGAGTCTTTCACATATAAATTTAAACAAGATGTTAATGTCTTACTAGAAGAGACAGATAACAACTTCGATAAGATATTTTCTACTACAGGACAACACCCACCATTGCTACAAAGATATTATGCAGGTGAAGTTAATCTAGAAACGTTGGTCATATTTGAGCACTGTTTAGGGTACATTGATAACCTTGATAAAGTAATCAAAGATCCAATCTGGAAAGATACTAAAAAGAAAATTAAAAAGTATCAACCATTTCTTGATATTGATTGTAGAAAATATAAAACAGTAATTTTAGAAACAATTAAAATAAAGTTATGAGTGAATTTTTTAAATCCTCACAAGTTCAACAGAGTTTACAGGACATCTTCAATACCTATCAAGAAATTGCAGTCATGAGTCAGCATCTTCCTGACATGAGTAAGGAACAAAGGTTAGAGCATATTGAAGATTGTAAGTATCTTATTGACAAACAGAAAACATTTTACTTTAGACTATCCCTTGCTGCTAAGGATGATCCAGAAGCAGCAGACATGAAGAACAGAGTCAACGCATTGACAAGTGCATTTGGGTATAAAGATATGATGGACTGCATGGATGCTATGGTCAGGACATTAGAAAATGCAGCAAAGAACGGAAGTTGACACACCCTAAATAGTATGCTACGATTACCCAGTAGCAACAATACAAACCACACATTCAATACGGAGAATACAATTATGTCTTTCGCATCACTTAAAAAAGCAGCTAAGGCAGGTGGAACACTGTCTAAGTTGACCAAAGAGATCGAAAAACTCAACCAACCTCAGAGTGGAGGAGGTGCTGATGAGCGTCTCTGGAAACCTGAGTTGGATAAGTCTGGTAACGGTTATGCTGTTATTCGATTTCTTCCTGCACCTGATGGTGAGGAAATGCCTTGGGCAAAGATCTGGAGTCAT